AGCGAAGATAGAGGACGCGTAGATAGAGGACGCGAAGATAGAGGACGCGAAGATAGAGGACGCGAAGATAGAGGACGCGAAGATAGAGGACGCGAAGATAGAGGACGCGAAGATAGGGATCGTGGAGATAGAGGACGCGAAGATAGGGATCGTGGAGATAGGGATCGTGGAGACATTCCGTCTTTACGAGATATAAAGAAGACGTTCGGAGAAACAGGTCGTGAGAATGTGATTAATAACTTGGATGACTTTGAGCATTCAAAAGAAGAAGATGATAAAAAACGTGAACTATTGTTTAAGTTTCATCGTTTGAAGAAAACATATCCAGCAGCTCAAATCCCAGACTTCAATATGATGTCTAACCACGACAACATGAGGAGAACCTACGAGACTACGGTTAAAAACCTTGCTGTAGATTCTACTGTGGAGTCTTACAAGTCTTATCTGATGATGGGCTTTATGGGGTGTGAGATTGTGCTTGGAAAAATAGGTTTCGATATGGAAGGTTATACTCAACAACAAACACTTTGTATGAACAAGTATGAAAAGTTGCTTATAGAGTTGGGTGAAAAATCTTATGTACCGTCCGCCATAAACAGATGGCCGGTGGAGATTCGAATTATGGTCTTAATTTTGTTTCAGACCACGTTGTTCATTGTATCCAAGATAATCGCTAAAAAGACCAATGTCAATATACTTCAAATGTACAACAGTGTTAATGGCACGACCGAATCGCAGTATAGGCAGTCGTATGGTGATAGCCGTAGTAGCGGATTTGCGAGTGGAGGAAGCTCACCTCTAACTTTTATACCTATCAAGACTAACAACACTCCTCGCGTATCTTCGGAAGGGGGGCGAATGCGAGGTCCTACGGCTGCGGTTTAATACCGGATTGCGAACGCAATCCGGCGCCGGCCATAAGGCCGGTAAGGCCGGTACTTAAATCTTTTTTGCTTAAAACGTCTGTTTTCGGTTTTGTTCGACTGTGGTAAGAGAGTTAATAAATGTCATCTAGATCTCAAATTTGTGCTGAGTGGCACAAACAACCGCTTGTTAATCCTACCACTCAGAGACAGATAAAATTTGGCGGACCTGTATACAAAAAACTTCAGACTGACTGCGGACCTCCTCCATCTCCCTCGAGAAGACGTTCTCCATCTCCCTCGAGAAGACGTTCTCCATCTCCCTCGAGAAGACGTTCTCCATCTCCCTCGAGAAGACGTTCTCCATCTCCCTCGAGAAGACGTTCTCCATCTCCCTCTGTGTCAAGTACAAGTAGACCTCAGTTGTATTGTGGAAATAACGCTCGAGATGTCGGTTTACTAAACGGTACAAAAATACTAGGAACACGGTATCAATGCCTCAAAAAAGGCATTGGTAGAGGGTTGAACGAACCTATTTTAGAGTATAATGAAGAGTACGAAGCGTTGGACGATATAAAGTTATTTTGTGGCAACGGAACCACTTTACCTGCAGGAAAAGATAGATTAGGTACAAGAGGAGAATGCTTACGAAAGGGATTTGCGATCGGACAAAAGCAAAAGTATGATCGAGACGGCGGAATTCAACGCCAGCCGGTGTTATTCCAAGATAGGGGATGGTACAAACTTTTCTTCCCGTTTAGAGACTAATCATCAACCGACCAACGATGGGTCCAAGTTTAATGACTTAGGGTCATTAAAATGGATTGGTTTTTTAATAAGTACTCGGTGGGCTGTGTGGTTAATTGTAGATTCCAATAGCCACGTTTGGATGGCAGAGCCATCCGGTGGTACTACCCCACAGCCGTCGCGACGATCCGGCACCGCAACGTTATCAATGATGCTACAAAGCAAAACTGGATCGCAAGAATGGTGCAATGGACACGGAGTTATAAATAAATGGTGTAAGTGGTACAATTACACCATTAACGATTGTAATGATGATGAATTAAATTGAGCGTGTAACCACGCGATGTTATCCAGACGCAACTCTTGTTCACGTGTGAACGGCGCTGCGTAAAGTGTAGTAATCGTTGTTGCCAACAGAGATAAAATAATAAAAGTTCTCATTTTATTATCTCTGACATTTTTACAACACCTCAAATTAGTAATTTTAAGGTCAACTTTTACTTAGATTAAAATAATTTCGATAGATAAGTTTAGACATTTTTGACCTTAAAATGATCGGCTTTTGAGTCTAAAGAGATGTTGAGATAAAATAAATGGAAGACCCAACTTATTTAGAAACATTCGAACAAGTGCGAAACCGACCCGACAAGTCTATCTTGGCGATCAAATCCCAAGAACCGGAGAAGCTATTGGCCCCAGAAGTGGCATATCCGAAAGATGTGAAACATCTCTGGTTGTACATGGGATTTTTTGACCCCCCCGACCCTATTATGATGGAAAACCGTTACACAGACACATTATGCAAAGACATAATCCACTTTACCAACCTGGAGACGTTGACAGTGTGCGATCTTAATCTCTCATCAGAGCTATGGACGACGTTTGCTCAAAACTCTACTTGTTTGAAGAAACTTGTGTTTGAATCTGCAAGAAATCCCCTTAGCGACTGCGATCTCTACGATTTCGACGAGACTGACAGCTGTAGAAGAGAAGCTCTGGATGCTCTGTTCCAAATACAGACGTTGGAGAGTGTTATCATTGAGTATGTACATTTTGATTATTTTCCGAAAGGTTCGCCCACGATCACATCAATGGTTTTGAATCGTCTGGGGGAAAGCGAAGAGAGTGATCACTTATTTGAAGGCTTTTCCGAAAAATACCCTAATCTCACCGAGTTGTACGTCTACGAATACTACAACAATTTCAAGTTGTCCATTGTCCGTTTGGATAAACTGACCAAGTTGGAGAAACTATTTTACCATGGGTATATAGAAGACGAGAGAGACTTGGAGATCTTGAAGGCCGTGTTGGATCTCCCATCGTTGAAAAGAATAGAGCTTAACTGTTGTTTAGGTCCGTTTGCGGTATATCAGTCAGAACTCGAGTTCCCATGCATCGTTTTTTCAGCAAGCTCAAACAAGGCATTTTGTGACTCCGAATGGGATTTAGAATATCCCGAACTCTATTTTTGTAGCAATGCTTTTTCTTCAGAACCATGGGTTATGAAACCCAAAGATATGAGCGAGTTCAGAGAAAAGTTGAACCGGATTAAATTTTAAGCCTGCCTTCACACCTTTAACGATTTCCACCTCCAACAACGACTTGTCAAAAGTAGTCAAACATGGTCATATTAAGCTTGAATTTGGATGTTAAATTAGACGCAACCAACATTTTTAATGGTTTTATAATAACCATTAAAGATTTATGGTCTATAGACCGACCATTGTAAGTGGGTCATTTAAGGAGTACTTATTTGGCTTTTTCAACGTATTGTTGGTATTTTTCGGGATTGTTTATTTTAAGTTCGTTCCATCTTTTCCCGCATTCGGCAGTCACTTTTTTAGTGCTCATGTCTGGAAACTCTTTCTTAATGACAGGTCTCTCTTCTTCACAAAAGAGGAAGTAGGAGCTTAGTTTGTTAGGAGTTTTGTTTCGCCGCTTTTCCAACTCTTTCATGTCCAGATATCGCTCCTTGTCTTCGGAAGCTTGTTCATAATATTTAGTTTTCTGCTTAGTTGTCAACTCTCTCCATTTGCTACCCAACAAGGACATTATTTCGTGAGGTTTGCATTCCGGGTTTTCCTGAACTACTTTTTGACGAGCATCTTGACAAAAGAACATGTATGCCGATTTGTTGCGTTTGGGGCCGGGGTTAAGGTTTTTGCCTTTGATACCAAAAACCTCAAATGCCACTTTTTTTTGAAAATCGTTTGATTCCCAATGCTTTTTGAGCTCCACAAAACCCAAATCTTTATGCTCTTCCAAAAATAAGGCTTCCAGAATCACGTTGTTTAAACGCTGCAGTTGCACTTTTTTGTTTTTAGCTGCCATCATACAGAGATATTTTATTAATTACCTATTCAACCTTAAAATCAATAGTAACCATAAAATAAACACTACATTATTTGACTTGAAAACACATATCGTTGATACCGGAGTGCTTTTGCACTCCGGCGGCGGCCCAAAGGCCGCTACACCGGCCGTCGGCCGGTTTAGACTCGCCGAAGGCGAGTGTACCGGAGTTCTTTCGCACTTCTGGTGAGGGTACCGGCCTTACCGGCCTTACCGGCCTTACCGACCTTACCGGCCTTACCGACCTTACCGGCCTTACCGACCTTACCGGCCTTCGGCCGGTTTAGACTCGCCTTCGGCGAGTGTAGGCGAATGAGGGTGTATGTTCGATCATTTATAAAATAAATGACTTTAAAAGATGAACTAGAACAACTTATGTTTTTCAGAGACAAAATCAAAGAGTATCGAAGACTGGAAGAAGAGTCCAAAACACGGATCGTTCAGTATTTAAAAAACCACAACCAAGAAGGCGTCATCTTCAAACATAACAATAAACAGATCAGCATCATGGTCACATCAACAACCCCTCGAAAAAATGTTGCTTATAAAGAAAAAGAACAAAAGGTCGTCTCCATCCTAACAAACGCAGGTCTTCATAATGCCGAAGTAGCAACTCAAGACATCTTAAAGGGTCTGAAAGAGATGACCTTGACTGACAAACCAAGAAGGGATAGACTAGCGTTCAAGACCACCGGACGCACACCCTGATCGCCAACGATACTTTAATGGACAATGTTCATTAAAGTTACCCTTTTTAAAATTTGATGTTCTTCTTAAACTCGTTCGCCACTTTCTTAGTGATCGACCACAACCCCATTTTGGCGAACTTGACGTTGTGGTGGTCCGCCAGATATGCCTCAAAGTCCCTTCTACGCATAGGTTCCTCAGACGTGTTCAGCACACTAAACTCCTCAAACACGCTCCTCACAAAGTCCACCTTCTCCATTTCCCCCATCTCGTCAAAGTCCATCAGTTGCACCGAGACCACCTGCAATATGTCACAAACATCTTTCCCACAAAAGAATGGGTTTTTGACAGTTCCTGCAAGTTTTACGATATGTTCGATGCCACCGATCGTAATCGTCAACGGATCTTCGATCCGTCGCCGGATGGCAGAGCCATCCGGTTATACTCTCGGCACTTTGTTAAGTCGATTAACGCGTTCATTTATTAACAAGTAAAAATAAAATTAATACCCCTGTGTGATAAGTTCAAATGAACCCAACAAATTGGGAAGGGTGTTTACTGTAGTTGTGCTTTCGCACTCCGGTACGACGGAAGCTAAAAATGAAACTTTCTATCTAGATTAAGTTAAAAAAATATTGCAATCGATACTCCTATGTACTTATACAAATTCAAAAGCGTGTGTGACCCCCAATCTCTCGATTGGTTATGTCATTTTGCCAATTTGACCTCGTTTTTACGCAGACACGACATTCACCCCGTGTTTGTGTTTGAAGGTAAAGC